TCATGTGCAATCGCGAACGTATCGGGTGTTCCCCAATTCGCGTCATGCACGGTCGTAGCCATCGACACTCGGTCTTCGACATACGTGCTCGCGCCAGTGGCCGGCACCATGCTACGCACCGTATCGACGTACAGTTCCGCCCCGTCGAGCATTTCGTCAGTGACGAGGATGCCGTTCGGCGCGGACGCACCGACTTCCGGTATGACACCGGCAAACATCTGCTCGAAGCACCAGTGTGCCGCCGTACCTTCCATTGCAGGCACGGTATCCCCGCTGTCAGGGAACGCGGTATGGAGTGACCGCCACCCTGCGCAACGGACCCAACAATGCGCACTGCTTGGCGGCAGTTGCGCATGTTCTCGGGCTGGATAGCTCATGTCAGAGCTTGAGCATTGCCGCGATGAACGGCACGAGGTCGGGGCGCTGCGCCAGTGCGGCAATGCTCGGCACACCGTACTGCTCGCAGGCTTCCTGCATCTGAGCAGCAGTCAGTTCGCCAGACACAATCTTCGGCGGCAGCGCGGCCATCAACGTGTCATACGTGGTTATGGCGGTAACAGGCGGGACAGGAACCGCCACAGGGGCTGCAGGCGGGGGTGCAACCACGGGGGCCGGTGCGGCGGGGATGGGGGCGGCTGGTACTGCAGCGACCACGGCTGCGGGCGGCGGCGGAGCCACCACGGGTGCGGGCTGCTGGTCATAAAACGGATGCGGGGCAAACGCCGGGGAACCTCCGACCGGCGCGGCCAGAGCAGCACGAATTTCAGCTTCGATCGGAGCAATGGTCGTGTCATCGACGCCACGTTTGTAGCGCCACGAACCGTCAGCTACCTTGGCCTTGCTGGATGCGTGGATACGACCGTCCCACGGCATACCCTTTGCGTCACGCTCAACGCTACCGCTGGCCGCAGGGCTGGCCGTAGGGGGTGCAGCAGGCGCGGCCGCGCTCGGTGGCGTCGGAGCAGGCTGTGCGAATGCGGTCGTCGGAGCGGGTGAAATATCCAGCGTCGCCACGGGGGCAGTCGGCACTGGAGCGACAGCCACAGTAGAGGGGGCAACGATCGGTGCCGGTTGTGCGGACGGTGCCGGATGAGGGAGGACTGTGCCGGACGACAGTGCTGCGGTGAGGGCTTGCAGAGCTGCGGTGTTGGCGGCCAGTGCTTGTTCAAGGGACATATGATTCTCCATGTGACGGGTTAAAAAACAGTTGCAACGTGACGGAGATTATCGTACATTGACGGCTTCGTCAATAGGTCAGGGGGATATAAATAATGCGTAACGGCAGCTACGAGGAAGACCGCGTGCAATGCACGGCCGAGCGGCAGGACGGCAAACGCTGCACGCAGATTGGTACCCACAGCAACGGCGGTGGCGTGCTGTGCGAGCGGCACCATGCGCAGAAGATTAAGCCAGTGCTGCGTGTTGCCGGCATTGTCATCGAGCCGTGGAAACTGTCGATATTCAAGAAACATCTTGATGCGGCTGGTCTTAACCATACCCAACGACCCGGCCCGGTGCCCGGAACGATCCTGCTGACGGTACGGTGCGAGTCGCCCATTGCTATCAAACCGATCATCGAGGCGGCGCACAAAGAGGCGGGTGGCGAGTGAGTGAACCGGTACTCCGCGACTATCAGGCTGAAGCCGAGCGCCGTATCTATGAGGCGTGGCATGCCGGCGCACGCAACGTGCTGCTGGTGCTGCCGACCGGTGCGGGCAAGACGGTCACGTTCGCCAACATCCAGCGCCGCATGGTCGCGCCGAGTGTCGCCATCGCGCACCGGCACGAACTGGTCAGCCAGATCAGCCTCGCACTGGCACGGTACAACGTCAGGCACCGCATCATCGGCCAACCCGCGCTGATCCGTTCCTGCGTGCAGTTACATGGCATAGAGCTTGGCACCAGTTTCTACAACGCTACCGCATCTGTCGCTGCTGCCGGCGTCGATACGCTCATGGGGCGTGATCCGGCGAAAGACCCGCTGTTCAACCAGACGCGGCTATGGGTCTGCGACGAGGCACATCACCTGCTGGTCGGCAACAAGTGGGGTAGAACCGTCGAGATGTTTCCCAATGCGTTCGGTCTTGGCGTTACCGCCACGCCTGTCCGTGCTGATGGCAAGGGGCTCGGTCGACACCATGACGGTGTAATCGACGTGATGATCATCGGCCCGAGCATGCGCGACCTGATCAACGGCGGCTACCTGACCGAGTATCGTGTTTTCGCACCGCCGAACGATCTCGATCTGTCTGATGTGAATACCAGTGCTGGCGGCGACTACAGCCCCGAGCCGCTACGCAAGGCAGTACGACGCTCGCATATCCACGGTGATGTCGTGTCGCACTACATGCGGATCGCTGCCGGTAAGCTCGGTATTACGTTCGCTGTCGATGTCGAGAGTGCTGTTGAACTGGCTGCAGCCTATCGCCAGCAGGGCATACCGGCCGAAGCAATATCGGCGAAGACACCTGACAACATCCGGTACAAGCTGCTGCGCATGTTTGCCAGCGGCGAACTGAAACAACTGGTCAATGTCGATCTGTTCGGCGAGGGCTTCGACTTGCCGGCGATCGAGGTCTGCAGCATGGCCCGCCCGACGCAGAGCTATGCTCTATACATACAACAGTTCGGTCGTGCGCTGCGGCTCCTGAATGGCAAGACGCACGGCATCATCATCGATCACGTCGGCAACGTACTGTTGCACGGCCTGCCCGATGCGCCCCGTAGCTTCACGCTCGATCGTCGCGACCGGCGCAGCAAGACAGCACCGGGCGAGGGGCCGATCCCGCTGCGGTCTTGCCTGACCTGTGCCGGCGTGTATGAACGCAGCAAGGTGGTCTGCCCGTACTGTGGGACACCTGTCGTGTATGCCGGGCGCAGCAGTCCTGACGTTGTGGATGGTGACCTGAACGAACTGACACCCGACGTGCTGGCCCGCATGCGTGGCGAGATTGCACGATCTGACTCACTGCTGATCCCGGTCGGTGCTGGACCGGAAGTCGTGGGCCGCAAGCAGCGCGAGCACCGCGAGAGGATGGAAGCACAGACCGCACTGCGCGCACAGATGGCATTGTGGGGCGGCGCACGGACGGCACGCGGTATCAGTATTGCCGAGGCGCAGCGGGAGTTTTGGCTCCGATTCGGAGTAGATGTCGGAACTGCGCAAACACTTAACCGAGCGGAAGCTCTTACACTGATCGAGAGGATACAGCGAGCATGACCGCACGCAGACGTGGTGCGTACAACGGCCAGATCATTTACGCATGGCTGGTGCAGATGGTGCGCAAAGATAAAGCCAGACTGATTGCGCGCCTGTCCGCTGCGGTCTATCGCGACGCAGCGACCGGCTGCATCATTTACAAGCACACGGGCGGCAGCACGCCCAAAGGTTACCGGCGCGTGTCGGTATCGACAGGCTACAAGGTCTATGCACATCACGTGTTCTGGACGCTGGCAAATTGCAAGCCAATACCTGACGGCATGGAGATTGATCACAAATGCTGCCGTCCTGCGTGTGTCAATCCCGATCATCTGCAGGTGCTGACACCGCTGGAAAATACTGATCTGCGTAACGGAGTGACCAGCCGTGGCTGAGTCGTCCGTACAAGCACAGATACGGCTGCTCGCCAGTCAGCGCGGCTGGCGGCTGTTCAGGAATAACGTCGGTGTGATGACCCGCGAGGACGGCGTACCCGTACGGTTCGGGCTGGCGAACGACAGCAAGCAGATGAACGCACAATATAAGTCCGGCGATCTTTGTGGTATCATCCCCCGTGTCATAACTCAAGACATGGTGGGTAAGGTGATCGGGCAGTTCGCCAGCGTGGAAGTTAAACATCCCGATTGGAAACCAAGCGAAAAAGATGAACGATACCAAGCGCAGTGCCGGTGGCGCGATCTAATTAACAGTCTTGGTGGCTATGCTGTGATCATAAACAAAGTTGAGGACTTGAAGTAATGGGAACACTTTATAAGCTCACCTTCGCGGGCGGTAAAGAATACATCGGCATAACTAGGGTGGCTTTTTCACGACGCCTCGCCGATCATCGCAAGAGAGCCTTCGGCACGCAGCCGCTTTATGCAGTCGCCGCAGCATGGAAGAAATACGGAGAGCCTGTTGCTGTTGTACTGGCTATCGTAGAGGACGACGATTTATTCGATGCGGAAAAACGAGCAATAAAGAAGTTCAAGACAAAGATTCCTCATGGGTACAACCTGACAGATGGAGGCGAAGGTGTGGCTGGAAACATAGTCACGCAAGAAACCCGTGACAAATTGAGGACCGCAAATCTCGGTAAGAAACATTCAGCAGAAACACGCGCAAAAATGACTGCCGCACGCACTGGTCGTCCCGTATCAGCAGAAACGCGCGCAAAAATAGGCGCAGCAAATGCTATCCGTAGCAAAGGTAAGACGCACTCACCAGAAACGCGCGCAAAGATTGCTGCGCTAGGTAAAGGTCGAACACATGTCGTATCCGAGGCAGCAAGAGCTGTTATGAGTGCAAAGAAGATGGGTCACAAATTGTCACCGGAGCATGCCGCCAAATTGAAAGCATCTCGCAAAGGAAAACAGTTATCTGACGAGCATAAAGAAAAGTTACGCAAGGCGACTACTGGAAAACAGTTATCTGACGAGCATAAAGAAAAGTTACGCAAAGCTCATACAGGTAAAAAACTAACAGCCGAACACAAAGCGGCAATAGCTGCTGCAAACACAGGTCGTACCGCATCGGACACAACTAGAAAAAAATTAAGCGAAGCTATGATTGGCCGCACATTGTCAGACGAACACAAACGGAAATTGTCTAAGTTACGTCTCGGTACACATTTATCAGACGCGCACAAGGCCGCAATAAGTAAAGCGCACACTGGTAAAAAACTATCACCTGAGCATATAGCTACAATAATAAGAGTGCATAAAGGTAAAAAAATTTCAGACGAACAAAAAGAAAAATTGCGTAATGGATATGTAGCGTGGAGAAAACGAAAAGGAGACGTACTGTGACACCGCTCACACAAGAGCAATACTCGGAGCTTGTACGGGCTCTGGAACTGACCAGAACCATGTGCGGACTAGACGACACGCGACCTTGTATGTTTCTGCTCACCACTCGCCTGTCATGGCGACATTCTTCTGAGGATTGCAAATGAAAGTTAAGCTGGTTTATATCTGGCGTGACGGTACCTACCTATGAGCCACTCACGCACCGACGACCGACGACAGGTCATCCTGTCCGCTGCGCTGCGACTGGCAGCCGATGTAGGTTACCTGCGCGTAACCCGTGATGCGGTGGCACTGGCTGCGGCCTGCAGTCCTGCCCTCGTGTCGCACTGGCTAGGCACCATGCCGCAGATGCACCGTGCCATCATGGGCGAAGCAATCCGCACCAGTAATCTACGTGTCATAGCACAAGGTCTGGCCCATGGCGACCGCCGCGCACGTAACGCACCATTGCAACTGCGTGAGGCAGCGGCTGCATCGCTGAATGCTCAGTGACGGACGCCGCTGTGGACGAGGCGTTGCGCCTCGCGGCCGGTGGCATACCTGTATTCCCCTGCTATCCAGAGGGACATGGGGCACGACCTGACGGCCGGCCGTACTATAAGTCACCACGCATTGCAGGCTGGCAGGTCTATGCGACGACCGATCTGGCTGTCATACTCGGGTGGTGGCAGCAGTGGCCCGACGCACTGGTGGCTGTGCCGACCGGCGCTCGGAGCGGACTGTACGTGCTCGATCTGGACGTGAAGCCTGCCGAGGGGATTGACGGCCGCGTGACGGTGCAGCCGCTACAGCCGCCAGTCACTCGCATCAACCATACGCTGACGGGCGGGCAGCACCTGCTGTACCGACTGCCTGACACTGGTGAGGCCAAGACAGACGCAGGCATGCTCGGTGCCGGTATCGATCGGCGCGGTGACGGCGGCTACATTATCTGGTGGCCGGCGCATGGTGGCGCTGTGACGCATGCAGCACTGGCAGCCTGTCCGCAGTGGATGGTGGGCAGTGCAACACGTGACGGTATGCCCGACGATACGCTGCCACCCATGGGGCTACGTGAGGACGAGATGCACGACTTGCTGCGTCGGGTGCAACCGGAGCAGATGTCTAGCCGCAGTGAGTGGTTACGCGTGGGCATGGCGCTGCATCACGAAACGGGCGGCAGCGAGGCTGGCCTGACGATGTGGGATGCATACAGCATGTGCTGGCCGAAGTATGAAGGCAGGCAGGTACTGGAACGGGAGTGGGGCACGTTTGGTCGTACAGGACGTGTGGCCGTGACGATGCGGTCGTATGTACCGACGGGCTGGAAGTCAGTGCCACCTGACGTGGCGTTTGCTGGCGGGGCGGTGGTACTACCTGCGGTGCCAGCAGCCCCCGTGGCTACCAGTGGTGTGTCGTTACCATTCTCCGTACCGAACCTGCCACAGGCTGTACGTGATGCACGTGACGGCACGGCCAGTACCA